CATAGTTCAGTTGGTTAGAACGCCGCCCTGTCACGGCGGAGGTCAGGGGTTCGAGTCCCCTTGAGGTCGCCAAATTTAATTGGGTTGGAAGCATCAATGGTGATGCAGTGGACTGTAAATCCGCCGTCTTCGGGCACGACTGGTTCGATCCCAGTACAACCCACCAATGATTTATTTTTAAAGGAGATCCTGGTATGGATAGTGACAAGAGTGATAAACTAATGGGTGCGTAACTCAACTGGCTAGAGTAATCGGCTTTTAACCGATAAGTTGTGAGTTCAAGTCTCACCGCACCTACCATATAAAAACACATTCGAATAATAAAATAATAATGGCGCCCGGGGCTATGGAGGGTTTTACGACAATCCAGGAATGTGTTTCTATATGGTAACTTTAATGATTTTACGTAGTGTCTGTTCATGGTGTTTCGTATATGCAGTACCAAAATAACATGCTATTATGTCTTAAATACATGTGCAGTACATGTATTTTTAACTCGAGGAGATTAACATGTGGACAACACCTAGTGCAACTGATATGCGTTTTGGTTTTGAAATCACCATGTACATTGCAAATCGCTAATCAGTGATTTACAATTAACATGTTTGATGAAAGGTAGCTTAGCTACCTTTTCTTACCTAAAGATTGGGGACTCGCCAAGTTGGTCTAAGGCACCGGATTTTGATTCCGGCATTCCTAGGTTCGAATCCTAGGTCCCCAGCCAGTAATATGCCTCTATCGTTCAACGGATAGGACACTGTGCTACGAACGCAGAGATGGTGGTTCGATTCCATCTGGAGGTACCAGTTGTTAAGGAGAGATAACATGAAAAACAAATTTAAAAAATTTATGCCTATTGGACAAGTAGCATTAGTTAAAATTAATGAACTTGTACAAAGAGGCGGTGAAATAATTACAGAAAAACGTGAGTTTGTAGAAATTAAACGAATGCAAAGTATTGCACACATTGACCAACATGGTCGTGTAGAGTGGCGTGCAGAATAATCTATGGTGTCTATAGTGTCAGCGGTCAGCACTTCGGGTTGTGGCTCCGACAGCGTGGGTTCGAATCCCATTAGATACCCCACTATAACATATAAATAAGGAGAGTGAGCTAGTGTGGTCATTCAGCAGCGGTTTGAAGAGCCGCGGAACTAGGTTCGATTCCTAGACTCTCCACCAAATATAGGAGTAATAATATGTCAGATGAATTAGACAAACTTAGACACAGTGAGAGACTCCATCAAAAAGAAACAAAAATTAAAAAGCAAATGCAATTAGCAAAGAACTATGGTTATCATAAACTTAGTTCAACTATGAGTAAATTGCCATTTATGCAACAACCGCATCGTCATCATAAGACTAAGATTTTTAACTGCGGTGACCCAAAATGTCACATGTGTGGAAATCCTCGCAAGTTTTTCGGTGAAGAAACTATACAAGAAAAGAAACACAAACAGGATAAATTTTATAAGGATGATGGTAATGACATTGATAAATACTAACAATTATTTTAGGGACAGCATTTTATGATTCACTCCTATTACACAAGAGGACTTTGTGGCACCTGTTACAGAGAACTTTTAGCACAAGTTGAATATAGAAACGATGGAGCAGCATATATAACCAAAACATGTCCTGTTCATGGATATGAAGAGGCAATGGTAGAAAAAGATTATAAATTTTGGGATTCTGTAACACAAAGTGATCCTACTAATGAAACTTGGTTAGCATATAATGACTTAACCCTTATAGAAGCTACAGACAGGTGTAATGTACAATGCAAACATTGCTATCATATGCCGGATAACGAGGTTGAAGATGTTGATCCTGAAATAATAATTGCGAGGGCTATTTCTGCACCTACACCATGGGTTTTGTTGATGGGAGCTGAACCTACGATGAGGAAAGATTTGCCTTATATTATTAAAGAGATTTATAATAGACCCGCAATAATTCCAAAAAAAGAAGTTAGTATATATACGAATGGACTAAAGTTGCGTGATCCTGATTATGTACAAGAATTAATTTTGGCAGGGGTACGCACTGTAAGCATGAGCATCCATAATCCTGATTATCATCATGATACTATTTGGAAAAAAGTAGATTCTGCATTACAGAACGTAAGTAATGCCAAAATGGGCTTATCGCAGGTAGGCTTTACAGTAGAATCTAAAGACCAAGTAAGATTTGCTGTTGAAAAAATGCTTTATTTAAAGGAAAAAAATAGATTACCTTTTGATTTTTGTGTTAGATCACCTGCACGTATAGGGGTAGAGTTTGAAGGGGAAGAAATATTTGCAAGTGAAATTTATACTTGGTTAAATGATGTTGCTAAAGAAAAAAAACTTTCATTTAATTTAAACCCAAATGGAGGTAGCAATCCCTACCATGTGGCTGTAGTTTTAGACAATAGCATAAGAATTCAAGTTATACATTGGGCTACAGCAAAATCTGTTGATACAAGTTATATGTACATGGGTCCTTGGGCAAGTTTTGTGCCTCATACCCATGGTACATTTTTAATTCAAGCGATTTTAAGAGAGGGCTGGAAAAAAGGATGGTGGCAAGGACAACGCCTAGTAGATACAGATAGAACAATAAAAATTTATGAACGGTAACCGCTGATCTAGTCATCAGCACCATGGCAGGATAGCAAAGTGGTAATGCACTTCCTTCATACGGAAGCTATCGGGGGTTCGAATCCCTCTCCTGCTACCAAATTTTAATTAAGTTTTTATTACATAAATAACTTTTATGAAAAATATACAATTTAAAGATTTTACGTTTGATATCTATGACGGCAATTTGGGTGCATATGTATCAGGTGGTGCGGACAGTGCTTTAATGTTGTATATATTAATGTCAAACATAAAGCAACCATTACATATTTTTTCAACAGCAAATGGTAAAAGTAACTATCGTGAACCTATTAATGCATTAAAAGTAATTAACAAAATAATTAACATGACGGGGTTTGATCCTAACCATGTAAGATTTTATACACATTACACAAAACACAAAACAACGGATAATGTAATGTTACCAGAATTTATGCAAAATATAAATGTTGATATTGTGTATTTTGGATTTACACGACCTCCTCCTCATGATGCAATACTTGATTTTGATACAGTAAATGTTGCAGCACAAGGCGGTGTTGATCATGGATTAATGTTAGATACATTTTATGATAATTTATCAGATATACCATCACATTTTTTTCAAAACAAAGAGTTTTCATATCCAAAACTGCCCCAATCGTATAGTGTACCATTTATAAACATAAACAAACAAAAAATAGCAGCATTGTACAGGGAATTAGGTATAGAAGATTTATATAAAATTACAAGATCCTGTGAAAGTACAGTTATTAATGATCAACATTGTGGTAGTTGTTGGTGGTGCAAAGAACGTATTTGGGGTTTTGGTTATTTAGATTGAAGATCCAAACACATTGTTTTTTTATGGACAATGATGTATAAATATATATATCAGATGCGCCTATCGGGCACTGATAGAGTAATCTTGCTTATTAAAGGAGAAAAATTATGTCAAAGATTATAGGTATTGACCTAGGTACTACCAATTCATGCGTTGCTATCGTAGATGGCAAAAATCCAAAAGTATTAGAAAACAGTGAGGGTGCCAGAACTACCCCAAGTATCATCGCCTACATGCAAGACGGTGAAATTGTTGTGGGTGCACCTGCAAAACGTCAAGCTGTCACTAATCCAAAGAATACAATCTATGCATCAAAGCGTTTGATTGGTCGTAAATTTACGGAAGAAGCAGTACAAAAAGATATAGACCTTATCCCATATAAAATCATCAAAGCAGATAACGGTGATGCATGGGTAGAGGTAAACGACAAGAAACTTGCACCACCGCAAATCAGTGCAGAAGTCCTTCGTAAAATGAAGAAGACCGCAGAAGATTTCCTTGGTGAGGAAGTTACACAGGCAGTTATCACAGTACCAGCGTACTTCAATGATAGCCAGCGTCAAGCAACTAAAGACGCACGTAAAATTGCAGGACTAGAAGTACTGCGTATCATTAACGAGCCTACGGCAGCAGCATTAGCATATGGAGTAGATAAGAGTGAAAAAAGAGACCGTAAGATTGCTGTCTACGATCTTGGTGGTGGTACTTTTGATATCAGCATCATTGACATCGCTAATGTAGATGATGATAAACAATTCGAAGTACTTTCCACTAATGGTGACACATTTTTAGGTGGTGAAGATTTTGACCAACGCATTATGGATCACCTAATAAGTGAATTCAAAAAAGATAGTGGCGTTGATTTGAGTAAAGATGTACTAGCATTGCAAAGATTAAAAGATGCAGCAGAACGTGCAAAGATTGAACTATCAAGTTCAGCACAGACTGATGTTAACTTACCTTATATCACTGCGGATGCAACAGGTCCAAAACACCTTAATGTTAAACTTACCCGTGCTAAGTTTGAAAGTTTGGTTGAAGATTTAATTGAGCGTAGTATTAAGCCATGCGAAGTTGCAGTTAGAGATTCAGGTATCAGTGTAAGTGATATTGACGAAGTTATTCTTGTTGGTGGTATGACACGTATGCCACGTGTGCAAGAGGCAGTAGAAAAGTTTTTTGGTAAAGCACCACGTAAAGATGTAAACCCTGATGAAGCAGTTGCCGTTGGTGCAGCTATTCAAGGTCAAGTATTGGGCGGTGATCGTAAAGATGTTCTATTGCTTGATGTTACTCCACTAAGTTTGGGTATTGAAACATTAGGTGGTGTAATGAGTAAGTTAATTAAAAAGAACACTACTATTCCAACTAAGGCAAGTCAAACATTTAGTACAGCCGATGATAATCAACCTGCTGTTACAATTAAAGTTTACCAAGGTGAACGTGAAGTTGTAGTTGGTAATAAAGCACTAGGCGAATTTAACCTAGAAGGTATTGAGCCAGCACCACGTGGTATGCCTCAAATTGAAGTTACATTTGACATTGATGCAAATGGTATTCTAAGTGTTAAGGCAGTTGATAAGAAAACAAATAAAGAAAAAGAAATTACCATTAAGGCTAATTCTGGATTAAGTGATGAAGAAATTGATCGTATGGTCAAAGACGCAGAAGCAAATGCAGAAGAAGATAAGAAGGTAATTGAACTTGTACAAGCAAGAAATAGTCTTGATGGTAGCATCAGTAACCTTGAGAATCAAATCACGAATCTTGAGGGTTACATACCTGAAGATGAAAAAACTAAAATGCTTGATACAATTAGTAAATATAAAGAAACTGCTAAAGGTGATAGCAAAGAAGATATGGATAAAGCAGCAGAGGAGTTGAACAATCTACATCGTGAAACTATCAAGTATGAGGCAGAGAAGCGTAACAAAGAAATGCCAAATGGTGACCCAAATGCACAAAATGCAGAAGGTGAACCAACAGTAGTAGATGTAGAAGTAAAAGAAGCTAAAGAAACTAATTAAGGTTTCAAGCGGGTGTAGCTCAGTTGGTAGAGCGTTACCTTGCCAAGGTAAATGTCGTCAGTTCGAACCTGATCACCCGCTCCATTTTATGATAACTGTTGAAATTTGCGAAACATCATATCCACTTTTTTCTATGACAACTAAAGTTCGTGTTCATAGAGAAAGATTGTTTGAATGGCAAAGTCAACATCCTAATTGTAAATTTGAAACGTCTGAACATTCAAGATATATACTTTTCTATGACGAAAAGGATTATGTCTATTTTGCATTAGCATATCCGTATTATCAAAAGAAATTGGAAGATAGTCCTTCGTCTAATGGATAAGATACTGCATTCCGATTGCAATGATGCAGGTTCGATTCCTGCAGGACTAACCATTATGACATATATTATAACTTTTTTTGCAGTCTTTATTACCGATGTAGTAAATACCTATTATATAAAATCTATTACGGATGATAAACCGTTGGTAGCAAGTACCTACGCAACTTTGGTACTGTTTATGTATAGCGTAGCAGTAATCAATTTTACAAGTGATAAACTTATGTTAATACCTGCATTGCTTGGTGCATTTGTGGGTACGTATGTAGCAATGATTTTAAAAAGGAAGAGTGGCTGAGCGGCCTAAGGCAGCGGTCTTGAAAACCGTCGTATCGAAAGGTACCGTGAGTTCGAATCTCACCTCTTCCGCCAAATTTATATGACCCCTGACGAATTAGTACACATAGGAAATAATTACAGAAACAGCACAGAACCTGCCAAAGCACTAGAATGTTATGCGCAGGCTTTTATTGCACAACCAGAAAACATTCATGCTTGGAACAACTATGGAAATGTGTTACGTGAGATGGGCGAGCCTAAACGTGCTATACCGTTCTTACAACATGCAATAGCACTTGATGAAACTTATGTGACCGCACAATTTAATTTAAGTGTTGCATATCTACTTGCGGGTGATTTACACAACGGATTTAAACAATATGAATGGCGTTGGCAATACGAACACCTAGCAGGTACACTACCACAATTAGATAAGCCTATGTGGGAAGGTCAAGATTTGCGTGATAAGAAAATCTTAGTTCTGTGGGAACAGGGTTTAGGTGACACAATACAGTTTGTAAGATTTTTTAAAGACTTACATAATTTAGGTGCTAAAGTTTTATTTCATACGCATGTGGGTATGTGTGAATTATTTCACGATAACCCATACGTGTACGAAGTATCAGATAAGCGTGATGATCTAACTGGATATGATTATTATATTACTACAATGTCATTGGCTAGAGTATTAAATGTTACATTAGATAATTTAGATAACTCGCCATACATTGTTGCACAAAATCAATATATAGAACCATGGAGAGAGCGTTTAGGCGCAAAAACAAAAATGCGTGTTGGTGTATGCTGGAGTGGCAGAAAAGATAGTTGGATTAACCAACATAAAGGCATGCATGTAAACACCATGTTACAACTGATTAATGCAAGACCAGAAATAGAATGGATTAATCTTCTCGCAGATGCTAATGATGAGGAAGCAGAATACATATTTAATTCTAGTATGCGTGTGTTCCCTTCAAGTATACGTCATTGGGGAGATACAGCAGGCTTGTTGCATCATTTAGATTTAGTTATAAGCGTAGATACAGCGATTGCACATTTAGCAGGAGCAATGGGTAAACCACTATGGATACCACTAAACAATTTTGCAGTAGATTGGAGATATTTGTTAGATACAGCCTTGCATCCATGGTATAATTCTGCTAGAATATTCAGACAACCTAAAATAGGTGATTGGGACAGTGTGTTGCAAGGAATGCATCTATTTTTAGATAAAGTTAAAATTTAAGCAACAAATTAACTATTGACAATAAATTAGGTTCCGTGTATAATTAGAGAATGGTAAAACAAGTTCTTGATCTTAATTCGAACTTAAAGTAAAATATAGGTTCTTTAGTTAAGTCATTGGAGAACAAAATGAATTTGAAATTAAAAGCAGCATTGTATACCTTTCTATATGTGTTAGTAGGATTAGGTGTAGGATTTGTAGCATCACAATTACCCACTTGGGCTGTAGTAACATTTGTATGTTTAGTTGGGTTGTATCTAGTGTACATAATCATACATGCAGGACTAAAATATGATGAGGCAGTAAAAGAAATAAGTAAGAAGTACGAATAATGTAGTTAGGAGCGTTGGCCGAGTGGTCGAAGGCAGCGGTTTGCTAAACCGTCGTATACAGAAATGTGTACCATTAGTTCGAATCTAATACGCTCCGCCAAGAATTATTGCTCAATAGCTCAGTTGGTAGAGCACCGGACTGTTAATCCGTTTGTCCCTGGTTCGAGCCCAGGTTGAGCAGCCAAATTTAAATGAGGAAAATATGTCAGTAAAAAAAGATAGTAAGCGTGACCCAATGAAAAGTAAAACAGGTAAGCCTCATTTGGGTCCATTGAATATAGAGCAACTTACTAAAATGCTTGAAACATGTAGACCAAAGCACAAGAATAAAATTCAACGTGCAATAGCAAGTAGAACTAAGTAATAAAAACGCCCTTTTAGTTAAATGGTATAACAGTGGATTTGTAATCCTCTATTGGCAGTTCGATTCTGTCAAAGGGCACCATTTAAAAATTATGCCAAAACCTAACGATTTAACTAAACAAGTCATTGACAGATTAATGAACCTTAAAGAATTTACACTTAAGGTTCGTGTTGAAGATAATTGGTTGCCAAATGGTATAGTGCCCTTTAATATTCATATAAAAGATAATATCGCTACTGTAACAATTCCTGCGTTAACTGAAGAAGAAGCAAAGGAAAAAGTAGCAGAATATTTTGGGTCAGATGATTTTGTTTAGTAGTTGACAGTAATAGAAATAGGCAGTACAATAGCTTTATTGATTGATTGTTCTTTAAAAGTTAGAATGCCTCTGTAGCTCAATTGGTCAGAGCAGCGGACTCATAATCCGTTGGTTAGGGGTTCAAGTCCCTTCGGAGGCACCAGATGCGGGATTAGTTTAATGGTAAAACTACAGATTTCCAATCTGTTGTTATCAGTTCGATTCTGATATCCCGCTCCAAGTTAGAATGCCCGGGTGGTGAAATGGTAGACACAAAGGACTTAAAATCCTTCGCCGCAAGGCGTGCCGGTTCGAGTCCGGCCCCGGGCACCAAGTATTATGCGCAAGTGGTGGAATGGTATACACGCTGGTCTTAGAAGCCAGTGCCGAAAGGATTGAGAGTTCAAGTCTCTCCTTGCGCACCAAATATCAGGGGATTAGCTCAGTGGTAGAGCAGCGCCCTTACAAGGCGAAGGTCAATGGTTCGACCCCGTTATCCCCTACCAAGTTTAAGGAATTGTTATGAGTAACAAAACAAGTGAGGACGCAGCAAAACGTGCAGATGGAATATATAATCTTGTATTAGTTGCTAGTCAAAGAGTACGTGAATTAAAGAATAAACATGCACCAAAAATCGTAACAAAGAGTGGTGCAACAATGACTGCACTTCAAGAAATTGAAGAAGGTCATATTAATACTAGAGAATACTTAAAGAAAATTAAATAGTTTATATATTCCGGACTAGTATAATGGCAGTGCGACGGTCTCCAAAACCGTTAGTCGGGGTTCGATTCCCTGGTCCGGAGCCAAACTTTTATAGGAAAACAAATGAAAAATCTTTTTATGAAGTGGTTGCCTGTAGTTATAGTAATTGTTTCAGTTTTTAATGCGATTGCAGCATATGGTGCAGACAACATGCCGGCGTTTCATGCCAATCTTATAGCACTATTTGGATGGATTGTGATTGCTTTAGAGTCATTCACGAAATCAAAAGTAGAAGAATAAATGCAACGGTGGCAGAGAGGCCCAATGCACGGGACTGCAAATCCTGAAAACCGTCAGTTCAAATCTGACCCGTTGCTCCAAGAATCCCAGAGTCCCATCTCTGTTATTAATGGGGGTAATTGACTTCACCAAAAGGTCAGGGCTCTACGATGAAAGCCTCAAAGCCCGCTTACATGGGTGATAGAAAAAATCGTAGGTAGGAAGCACAACCGATCTTGCCTTAAGGAAATAGTGACGGACAGTGTAACAACTCAGTGAGGGGCTTATGGGAATAAGTAGCCTTATACTAACAAAGGATAAAAAATGGAAACTATTCGTGCAAGTCATATTTTAGTAGAAAGCCTTGAAAAGGCTGCAGGATTAAGAAATGATATCATTTCAGGTAGAAAATTTGTGGATGTAGCAAGAGCATCTTCAAAATGTCCTAGTGGAAGTCAAGGTGGAGATTTAGGAACTTTCACACGTGGACAGATGGTCAAACCATTTGAAGATGCTGCATTTGGTCTTGATGTAGGACAGTTAAGCGAGCCAATCCAAACAAACTTTGGCTATCACTTAATTCATAGAACAGGTTAATAACAGACGCGGGATAGAGAAACGGCATCTCGGAAGTCTCATAAGCTTCAGTTCCTGGTTCGATTCCGGGTCCCGCAACCAAACACTAAAGTTGTCTTAGGGCAACTTTTTTATTTTAAGGAGTAATTATGCCAGCAGTATTTTTAGTTAGCGATACACATTTTGGTCATGCTGGCGTATGTAGATTCCTACGTAACGACGGTGTAACTAAACTGCGTCCTTGGGACAATCCTGAGGAGATGGATGAGGAAATGATTAAACGTTGGAACGACACCGTACGCCCTAACGATAAAGTTTATCATTTAGGTGATGTTGTGATTAACCGTAAGGCACTTGCAACACTGGGTAGATTGAACGGGGATAAAGTCCTGATACGTGGTAACCATGATATTTTTCGTGATGATGAGTATCGTAAGTATTTCCGTGAACTACGTGCATATCACGTAATGAACGGAATGATACTAAGTCATATTCCTATTCACGAAGCCAGCCTTGGTCGCTTTGGTACTAACATTCACGGGCATCTTCACTCTAATAGAGTAATGAGAACTATAAGCGTTGAAAAAACATCAGAATATGATCCTAGACCTTACACCGTTCGTGAAGAAGTTGTTGATACTAGATACCATTGCGTATGCGTAGAACAAACTGATTTTGCTCCTATACTGTTTGAACATGTAATCAAGCGTATTGAAGCAGAAGGCGGCAGCATAGGCTTTCAAAACGGTAATGGTCCTATAATGTAAAATAGACCCTTCGGGGTCTATTTTTTTGGCTATTTTCTATAGTCCAGTTTACTAGTAAGTTAACTGCGCATATTGTACAATGTTACATGCGTGTTAAATACTATATGAAGAAATTAATCCTTATCCTATTTTCATTTTGTTTATTGTGTCCACTTGCAGAGGCAAAGCAAAAACACAAACATAAACACAAGAGTTATACTCATAAGCATGTAAAACAAAAGAAACACAAATCCTACATTAATACAAATGCCTCTTGGATTTTAATGAACGTTACTGATAATGCTGTGGTTGTTGATAACTTTGGAGATCACAAAGCTAGTATAGCAAGCATTAGTAAATTAATGACAGTATATACTGTACTAAATGCTAATCAAAATCTTGATGAAATCCTAACTGTTCAAACACGTTTAGGTAATCATACAAGATTATCACCTGGAATGAAGTTATCCAGAGAAGATTTAATTAAATTATCATTAATTCATAGCGACAATCTAGCAGCGCATACACTTGCTGAAAACTATCCGGGTGGCTACGATAGGTTCATTCAGACAATGAATGCAAACGCTAAAAATATATTGATGGAAAATACTATTTTTCATGATCCTACTGGGCTCAATTCAGGTAATAGAAGTACAATGAAGGATATAATTTTCCTTACAAATGCTGCAAGTCAGTTCCCTTTAGTTAGAGAAGCTGCACAGAGTGATAAAGTTGTTGTGTCGGCAAACAAGAATAAAAGAACATATATAATTAGTGCAAGACCAACTAGTACCTTCTTTGGTAAAGAAGGTATTGTAACTATCAAAACTGGATTTACAAATGCAGCTGGATTTTGTATAACTATGTTGATTAATAAAGAAAATAAACTGTATACTCTTGTAGTTTTGGGTGCTAGATCCAGCCAAGAAAGAAAACGGATCATAGAAAGATCACTGAGTACCATAAAGTATACATAAATACAATTAGTAGTTCTAACCTAGTGAGACCAATCATGACAAATAAGGTAAACGAAATAGAAGAATTAGAAGAAGAAGTTTATGAAGATTGGCAGTATGAAGAAAGTGGTAAAAAGGCAAGTGAGTTCATAGAAAACGAAATTATGCCAAAGTTGCATGAATTTGATTTTGGCAATGAAGATGAAGATTACATATACGGAACGGCAACATTTGGTGTATTAGTAGAGATTCTTCCCCTTCTAGCACAATTAGGCTACAACAAAGATGATATTATTGAACAGGTACATCAATACTATGACTTTGTTGATAGCAGGATTTTACATTGATTGAACTAAGTTTTTATTATCAAAGCACACCCAAAAGCCCAGTACATGAACTAATGATCGCTTCATTAGCAAATGCATTGGGTTCCCTTATTGAACTTCCAAATAAGTTGCAAATTTGTCTATATCCTTTTTTGGATAATGTATATGGCGGTATTGACAAACATGTAACAAATAGATTTGGAATCAATATTAATCTTTCCCTAGAGCAACTTCCAAAAATCGTAGTGCATGAACTCATCCACATCCATCAACGTCACGTGGGGCTTCTAAGCATCAAACAGGGGCATTATTATTGGCGTAATATCCCCTACAGCAATAAGATGCCAGAAGAAATGAGTTATCAAGAATACAAGAATTGCCCGTGGGAAATAGACGTAGACAACCGTGTTGACAAATTGTTAACAGAATGTCTAGAGTTAGTAAAAAAGAAACATTTAGCCAAAGTTGACAATAAATCCGGTTAGTGCTATAATAGCACTTATGACTAGAAAACGCCGCTCAGATCGTAATCATATCATTTATGTAATTACTAATACTGCAACAAACGAACAGTATATTGGTATTACGGGTGTGAACAGTACGGTCAAAAAATCATTGTTTGTGCGTATCAGAAAGCACGTACAACGTGCCTATGCTGAAGATAAGGCATGGGGCTTGTACAAGAATATTCGCAAATATGGTACTGGTGTTTTCAATTATGGCATCGTGGAAATTGTACGAGGCAAAGCACAAGCACACCAGCGGGAGTTAGAATTAATTAAACAATATTGCCCAAAGCTCAATACATTTAAATAAAATTAGTATATAATACAAATATGCGTAGATTACAAATGCAGTTATTCCTTACCACTTGTGCCTTGATTGTTTCATGGCTATTGTTTTTCGGTTTCGGTGTCTATAGCTGGCTTAGACTAACTGATATTGAAAAAAATAAGGTATCATATGATTGTGATTACGCTGACCTAGATTCAACGCCCTTAGAAGTAAGGGCAAAGTGTGCAAGATTAAAAAGTAAAAATGAGAAAACTAGTCCGTGATGGTAAAGTTGCTGTACTAGTATCGTCTGGCTTTGGTGCAGGATGGTATAGTTGGCACTACAATAAAGAATTATTGTTTGATCCTGATATCGTTAAGATGTTAGAACTTGATTGGCCACGTGAAAGAGTACTTGCACATTGTGAGAAATTTTACGGTGAAGATTTCTATTATGGTGGTATGGAAGGGTTATCTATAGTATGGATACCTGAAGGTACGAAATTTAGAATTGACGAGTACGATGGTTCAGAAAGACTAGTAAAACTTACTGATGATGAATGGATAGAGGCTTAAAGGAAAAACTATGGTTACTATTGTAAAACATGAATGGCATCAAGTAGATAGTCAATTTGCATATGAAATTGATGAGGATATGTTATCAGAAATTTATCCCGATCTTAGTGAAGAAGAAATTGCACAAATGTTAGTAGACCTTGCACAGGGTAATATTGATGTTGAGCAACTTGTTCAGGATGCATGGGACAATGACATTTATTTTGATTGGGAACGTCAATATGACGACTGGTGGACTGATCGCAAAGGTGGGTACGATATTACCTACGAAATGGGTGATGAAAATAGTTGGCATCACGAACCTGCCCCAGCAGAGCCCACACACAAATGTACTAAGTGTAAATGGACTGGTCAAAGTTATGATGCAGAATGGAAGTGGGAAGATAAAGAGGGAAACGAAATTAAGGATCCCCGAAAAGTTTGCCCATACTGTGAAAGTGATGTAGAATTGACTGAACATGGAGTTGAAGAAGAAAAACAAAAAAATGAGCGATATGCTAGAATCCAAAAGGAGCTTGACGAAATTAAACTAGAAGGAGATAATGATGAAAGTTGAACTAAGTAACGATGCTGTAGATCAAATTTTTCGTAGCGTTTTGGTTCAAGATTACAAAATGCTTAAGGAAGATATTAAACGTCTTAAAGAAGTGGATGAATTAAAACCATATCAAAAAGACGATTTGAAAGCAAACAAAAGATATAAAAAATCAATGGAAGTACTACTTGAGTATTATGTAGGAATGGACTGGAAGCAAAGTTTATATGACTATGACACCACTGCAAATATTCCAGAAGAACTCTAAACGTAGTATTTTGTTTAAGGATAGCAATGACAAATATTTTGTTGTTGCTACTAATGACATGGGTCATAGTTTTGTAAGTAATTTTGAAAACTATGAATTAGCATTACAATACGCAGAGGGATATGTAAAATGAGATACGGACAATTAGAAGTATTTACAAACGAAGATGGTGAGGCTGTAGTTCAATTACCTGATCAAATGATATTGGATCTTGATTGGAGTGAGGGTGATGAACTCAAATGGGACATTAAAGAAGATGGCACCGTAACTTTATCAAAAGTAGAAAAAAGTGTAAATACAGAGTGGGTAATGGTGGAATGCATCAGTCAGTTCCGCCATCGCTATGTAGTAGAAGTTCCCAAAGGTAAAGCAGAATACGCACTTGATACCGTCACTATGAACGAAGCTAAGGAAATGAGTCAATTTCACTTAGGAGAAGTTATTATAAGCCATCGTGTAGTATCAGAGGACGAAGCTATTGCACAAGCGTATGAGGACAATGATTACCTACTGAGTTGGTCTGAAGATAAAATTAAGAAAACTTTATTTACACAATGGAAAGAGAATGGCAACATCAATAAGGATGAGGAATCCCAACACTGGGATAATTAAAAGAGGTTACTACGGTTTTAGTTGGACGTATTTGTTTTTTGGCTTTTGGGTGCCTGTGTTCCGTGGGCACTATTCATTAGCATTGATGCATTTTCTTATTTGGCTGTTTGGTGTAATTACACTAACTTGGCTTCCTGTGCAAATAATGATGGCTTTTTTCTTTAATAAGTTTTATACCAGACGATTAATTGAGGATGGTTATAGATTTTTTGATGATATGATTAAAGTTAACGAAGCTTGTGAAATTTTAGGAGTAGAACAGTGACAACTTCCAGCAATATTACAAAAGATTGGAATGAAAGTGATTGGGATCGATTTAATGATTGGATAAGAGTTTTGCTGACAGAAAGAAATGTAAAAATTACCTTTACCAAAAAAGATGGAACCGAACGTGTGATGAATTGTACACTTGATCCTAATGTTATACCGTTGGTAGAAAGTGTGCAAGATAAAAGAGAAAAAAATAAGGACAAAGACTATATTGCTGTATATGACACGGATATCAAAGCGTGGCGCAGTTTTATTGTCAAAAGTGTAAAATCCTTTGACTTTGAATTAAGTTGACAGTAAATCCAAATCCTAGTACAATAATGGAATCATAAATATTGTACTAGGTTATCAAAATGAAAAAAGAAGTTATCAGTTTTACAACACAAGTCAAAACTAGGGCACAC